CACCCAGATTTTGTTGTTAAAGGTAAAAGTTGGGCTACAGAAGTACATGGTTATGAGCCTGATAAATTTATTAAGAGAGATGACCTGCAAAAATGGACAGATGTGTTCCCAGAAGTGCAGCGTGTTCTCACTGGTAAGACAGCTGTAGCACACAACGCATTTGGATTTGATAAAGTTGTTATGGAACAGACATGTGAGAAATATAATCTAATGCCACCACTTTGTAAATGGAGAGATACTAAAGCAGAAATTAAAAAAATGTATCCAGACAGAAAGCATAGTCAAGTTGATGTAGCTAAATGGATGTTCGATGAAACTTATGAAGCACACTCAGCTATTGAAGATGTAAGAATGCTATCAAAGATTTTTCAAAGTATAAATGAAAAACCTGATTGGATATTTATTTAGAGGTATTAAGATTAATTTGTAATCATCTATGGAAGTTCCATAGTAAGAATACTTTTCAAAGGGATTAAGAACCCGTCCTGCGAGGCGGGAATTCCTTTTCTGAAATACCAAACCCCTATGGTATATTTAAAGAATCATGATTCAAGATTTTATATACGCAGGATGCAGATTCAAAATAAAAATACTAAATGAAAAAGAATATCTTGTTTCAATGATTAAAGAAAAACAACTTGTTGAAAAATTTATTGTACCTGTACAAGAAGATATAACTTTTTACATAGAAAATTATTTAAATATTTTTTATCCAAAGGTAGTCTCAAATACCACTAGGAAAGTTCGTAACAGCTAATATTAAATAGTCGGCATCCACACCGACCTCCTCCCATCATCGGCTGTCCATAGGATAGCCGTATTCAAAATAACTACTATACTTACCCCATGCCTAGATATGAACATAAATGCATTAAAGATATTTGTAAATTTCTTTTTGAAGTTACATATGGAATTAAAGAAGAACCTAAAATAAATTGTCCTAAATGTTCTAGTCCTACACAAAGACAAATTTCTAGGAACGTAATGTTTGAAACACCAATTGATGTAGAATGGGAAAAAGACCCAAGTAATTTAACAACAACCTCATATCAAAAATATGAGAAGGCTAAGAAAAGAAAGTACAGGTGGTAGGATGTCAGGATTCGACATGCGAGATGATGAAACTTATTCGGAATATAAATCAAGGAAGCTTAGAGAAAAAGGCCCAGGGTTTAATGTAGCTATGGGACAAAAGAGATACAACCCAGATGACCCTGCTAAAAGTGAAGCCGCACAGAGAGCAAGGCGTAATAGGAATAAAGGTAGAAGAAAACAAAACCTTGCTAGAAAAAAACTTAAGATACCTAATACTAAATTTCGTTCAATGATGGGACATGAGGAAAGTTGGTTAGGTCATGTTCGTGTAGAAGTAAAAGCAGGTAAACAAGTTCAATCTTTATGGACAAAATTTAAAGCAGCTAAACAACAATCAGATGAAAATAATTCTGCCATAGGAAACAATAAACCTTTCCTTTTTGTAGCAATGCCTGATGGTACATCAGATGGAATGGTTGTGATGGAATTAGATAAGTTGGAAGAAACTGTTTTTGCATTACTTGAAACTTGGGATGATTACGAAGGGGAATGAAATATTCTGCCAAACTTCCTTTGTTACATCCAGCACAAGAAGAAGTAGCTAATTCAGAATCAAGATGGAAAGTACTTTGTGCAGGAAGAAGGTTTGGTAAAACAAGATTAGGAGTTCAACTTTGTATTCAAGCTGCATTAGAAGGCAAGAGAGCTTGGTGGGTTGCTCCTACATTTTCAATAGCTAGAGTTGGTTGGAGAGCTATTGAATCTGCTGCTATGTCTTTCCCTCAAGAAATAAGACCAAAAGTTTCTTTAGCAAATATGGAAGTTCAATTTGAGAATGGCGGATATATTGCTGCTAAGTCTGCAGACAATCCACAAAGATTAAGAGGTGAAGGTTTGGACTTCTTAGTAATGGATGAAGCAGCTTTTGTTAAACCTGAAGTATGGAGAGAAGTTTTAAGACCTACTCTTACTGAAAGAAAAGGTGGAGCTTTATTTATTAGCACTCCTATGGGAATGAATAACTGGTTTTATGATTTATGGAAAATGGCTGAAGATGATGACAATTGGGAAACCTTTAGATTTGCTACGACTGACAATCCTGCAATAGACCCTGATGAAGTAGAAGTTGCTAAGAAAGAAGTGGGTTCAATTATTTATACACAAGAATATCTAGCAGAGTTTGTTGAAGATGGACAATCTCTTTTTAAACCTCATTGGTTATCGTATTATGAAAAAACAGAAAATGGTTTGTGGTCAGGTGGTGGTGGTACATGGGACCCACTTGAACTAACACATTTTGGGGCAGCAGATATTGCAGTTACTACTGCTACTAGTTCTGACTACACAGCAATAGTAGATTTTGCAAAGCATAGTGATGGAACTTTATTTGTTAATGATGTAAAACAAGTAAAAGTTGAAGGCCCTGATGTATTTCCTGAAATTAAAAACATGTATCAAAGATATAATTGGACTCATGTTTGTATAGAAAATGTTGGATTATCTAAAACTGTTTCACAAATGCTTTCAAGAGAAGGTTATCGTGTACAAGAAATGAAAGCAGATAAAGATAAAATAACCAAAGCTTTACCATTATCAGCTAGGATGGAGAGCGGAAATGTACTTATGAAAGCGGAAGCACCATGGCTACCGAACCTAGAGCGTGAGCTCCTTGCATTTCCACTAGGTTCGCATGATGACATGGTAGACACACTTGCACTTGGAGCTCAAGAAATGCACAAGAGAGTTGTGTGGGAAGCATATTAATTAATGGCAGAAAGAAATAGATTTCAAAAAGCTTTTGATGCTCTAGCAGGTAGAGATATTGGAAGTAAAAGTAATGCTAGTTACAACCAAACTTATGGTGCTGATTTATCTGTATACGGATACAACACATCTGCTGGTTTCTGGGAGTCTGATAAACTTAGAGAGATTGGAGATGGTTCAGCTAATTCGGCTGTAATAGCTTGCTTAAATGTTTTATCAACAGCGTTTTCAGAACCATTACTTCAAGTAAGTAAAACTGATTCTTTTGGAAACAGAGACCTCGTAAATAATCATCCAGTAGAAAGTTTATACAAAAGACCTAATCCTTTTATGTCAGCTGGACTTTTATCTCACTATATAGTTTTAGCAATCAATACAGTTGGAGATGCTTTTCTTTTTAAGAATAGAAATGCAAATGGAAAAGTAGTCCAATTAGTTCCTATAATGCCAAGCCTTGTTGAAGTAAGAGGTAACTCTGAACAACTGATAACTCATTATGAATATTATCAACAGGGTAAAGGTGGAGAGAATTTAAAATTACCTGTTGAAGATGTAGTGCATATCCGACAAGGAATCGACCCTAATGACCATAGGAGAGGTCATGCTCCTCTTAAAGGAGTACTTAGAGAGATTCTGGGAGACGAGGCTGCAGGACAATGGTCCGCTGCTCTATTACACAATATGGCCGTACCTGGAGTTGTACTGTCTCCTAGAAATGATTCGTTAGGTGGTCCTACTAGAGAAGAAGCAGAAGCAATATCTGAATCATACAAACAAAAGTTTGGTGGACAAAACAGAGGAGCCCCTATGGTTCTATCTGGTTCTATGAATGTAGATATAGTTTCTTTTTCTCCAGACCAAATGAAACTTCAAGAATTAAGAAGACTTCCTGAAGAAAGAATATCAGCAGTACTAGGTGTACCTGCAATATTAGCAGGACTAGGTGCTGGTTTAGATTCAGCAACTTACAATAATACAAGAGAGTTAAGAGAATTTTTTACAGAACAAAAACTTATACCACTATGGAAAATGGTTGCTTCAGAACTTACACATCAATTACTTGAACCAGACTTTAGTAATGATGGTTCTATTTGTGAATTTGATATACCAAATGTAAGAGCCTTATCAGAAGATATGGATGATTTGTATAAAAGAGTTAATACGGGTGTACAAGGCGGTTGGATAACAATCGGCGAAGCTAGAAAGGTAGTAGGTCTGGATGCTGACGAAAGACATGAAATATACCTAAGACCATTAAATACTGTACAGATTAATACAGATGGTCAACCATTATTGGAAAGAGATAGATTTTCTCCAGATGATGAAGGTAAAAGTTTATTAGGAACTGTTGCTGCAGTTCCAGAATCAACAAGACAACAAATAGTTGAATCACCTCAAAGGTTAGAAGAAGAAAAGTATATTGCTCAAATGCCTAATGGTTCTTATTGTGTAATTACTCACAAAGATAATGAAGTTGTTAAATGTTTTAAAACTAGAAAAGAAGCTGAAACCTTTTTAAGTAACATGAAGAAAAATGATGATATAGAAAATATTAAAGTATCTACTGAAGAAGCTGAAGTTTTAGAAGAAATAGATTCTGATTCTTGGAGAAGTGAAAAGAAAGAAAAGCCTAAAAAAGATAGGACTAATTTTCCAAGTCCAGGTGAAGATAAAAAAGTTGTAATATCTAATTCTAAATATAAAGAGTTTCCATTTAGTTATGCAAAAGATTTAAAAGAAAACTGGCCAGAGATATGGAGATTAGCTGGTAATGGTGGTAATCCACCAACTTCTTTCA